ATCTTCCTGCTTTTGGGTGAGTACGGCCTTAGCGTCACCAAAAAACTCCAGAACTGCGTTTGAGACTCCGTCCTCCACCGTCAGCACGATCACGCGCTCAAACTCATAAAAGTTGATTAGATTTTGGACGTCCATCATTACTTTCAGGCTTGAGGCGCAGGCCGAGGCATCGGTGGTGACCATGTCCATGTCGCCGAAGGACTGGGCAACTCGGCCAGCGTAGACCTGCGTCAGCGTGAACGGCAAGAACTTGTAGGTGTAGGTCAGGCGCGAGTCATATGGACGCTGACCGATCCCCGCAAAGTGCGCGTTGCCACCAGCAAGGATGAATGCCGTCTTGCCCACGGGGTTCTCGCGCAGGTAGGTAATCAGTTGCGGATCAAGAACCTTGTCGGCCAACTTGTGCGGGACATAGACCAAACCAGACTTGGCTCGGCTGTAGGTGTCAGAGAACCAATGCACCTTCTGCGGGTAGATGATGTCGTCGAACAACTCAGCCTTTTCGGTCGAGGCGGTGCGGTAGTGCGTGAGGTAGATCATTTGCACACCTCGACGACTTCTTCCATTGAGGCTGGCTCTTTGGTCTTGTGGGTCATCAGCAGGTCGTAGATTTCCTTGACCGAGGTGGGAGACCACTCCTTGCAGGTTGCCTCGTCAATCCCGTAGATGTCCGTGAGGTACATCATCATCACCAGCCCGTCGAGGCTGTCCAATCCAATCTCTTGGAAGGTGTCTTCCGTTGACTTTGCAACGGTGATGGCGGCGTGCGCTGGTCGCGCTATTTTTGCCACATAGTTAAAAATCTCAATGAAGTTCATGTTGCCGTTTCCTCAGTAGGTTGATTGACTGCTCCGACCAGTGCTGATGCCCAGTCTTGCCAGTTCTCATAAATGTAGGGGCCGGGGATGCCTTCGTTCGTAAAAACGTCAATGGCTTTTAATCCAGCCGCCCACTGTTTCCACTCCTCTTCGGGAGTATTTGCTGATAGCTGTTGCGCCGCATACGCCTCGCACATCAGGCTCGACCAAGAGTCCCATGTGTGATACCGAGGGTCGTATACAAGCGCCAGCGCCATATCAATTGCCGTAAGGTCTGGAGTCGCCCAAGGTGACGCTCAACAGAACTTTGCCCATCTCATAGTTTCCGCCGCTCACATTGCTTTTGAAGCGCAAGCGGATTTCGCGTCGTTGCTGGCGCATATCAATCTTTCCTGTGGTGGGTTCAAACTCATAGGGATCAGACGTCACATCATTGGATTGAGCGTATGGACGCCCTGTCACTTGGAAGGTCATCGTGCCGCTTTGAATGAAGTCAGGCTCAACGCGCTCCAAGTTGACCCAGAAGTTATCGCCTACGGGCGCGGTCTGGGCAGGGCCACCAGCCACAAATCCCAAGTCACTGGTTTCAAAGTAGCTTTCAATTGCGTTGGCTTCTTCGTCAATGACCTCATCAGTTCCAATTTCGTGTTGCCACAAAATAACTTGACCAGCCACAGTTTCAAAACTTGCGGTCTCAACCAATGTTGCCGTTGCGTTTGCAGATAATGTCAAGCTCAAACCAGAGAACGACATGGCTCCCGATACAGCGCCACTGTTGACTACGGATAGCGTAATGGTAGTTCCCACAATCGTGGTCACGATAGCGCCCACACCAATACCAGTTCCTACAACAGATTGATTTTTGACAATTCCAGTGGCGCTACTAACCACAATGGTGCTTGCTCCAGAAGTGCCAGTTGCTGTCGGTGATGCCGCATTAGGCGTAATCAAAGACACCAACGCACCAGATGGAATGCTTGCGGAAACAACTTGTTGACCAACAGCAACCAAATTGTTTGGCGCAATCGTAATGACCGCGCTGGCATTTGTTGCCGAAATTGACGCAGAGAAAATAACCTCCTGCTCACTCAATGTTGCCCCAGCATTGATAGGGTAGTGAAACACCTGAGAGAAGAAACCAGCCGTTCGTCGAGCGCCTAAAGCCTCGCCAGCGTCATACCAGACATCTTCGCGGACGTTGTAAATAATGCAGTCGTTGCATTCCTCGGAATTTCCAGACGGAAAGAACCACCAGATTTCACCAAAACGAGGAACCTTGTTGACAAAAACTTTTTGTTGCTGCGCGTAGTTCAGGTTGTCAAAAAAGTAGTTCTGGTTGAACGTGTTCTTGATTTCCTTGACCACGCCGTTGTACAGCAGGAAACGGTCAACGCCGATCCAGTAGTAGATGCCGTCGTACTCAATGACGCACTGGCTTGACATGATGGACGACTGGCTGGAGATGATGTCATAGCGCCAGTAGAACGTCTGCGGTGAGCCTGCAACCGTTACGGTGGTGGGGGTGTAGCTGACGCGAATTAAAGAGTCCAGCGACCAGAACAAACCCGAAGGCGCATTTGATCCGCCACGAACTGGCAAGCCCTTGACAATCTTGGTGGAAGAGACATTTGTCTCGTTCGCGTCCGCGCCGTTCCAGTCGTAAGGATTTCCAGCAACACAATTCTTGATGAGTCCGTTGTCTCCATACACAAAGACATACGGGTGCAAAACAACTACGCCACCAGCAACTTCAATGATGTCACCAGTTGGGGTCGTGCCAGAAGTGTCCCTAAGCGGAGACAGAGTTGTGCCATTGATGTTTCCAGCCAAAACCGGGGTCACCGTTGTTTGGTCAATCTGCGCCAAGTTCTGACCGGGGTGCGCCAACAACAACTGGTTTCCAGAACCTTGGGAATCAAACGTAGAGTCAAATTGCCAAAGATTCAAATCGCTTTCCGTAAAGCCATCGTTGATTGTTGCCACCTTGATTGAGAAACCGCTGCCAGTTCCGCCAATGGTTGCTGCTGTTGCGCTCAAAGTGTTGCCAACCGCATACCCGTTTCCAGCCGCTGTCAGCGTGACTGTAGTCACCGTTGCGCCAGCCACCACAATTGTTGCCTTTGCACCAGAGCCAGAGCCACCAGTCAAGGCCACATTGGTGTACGTCCCGTTGGTGTACAGCGTTCCACCCACCAAAGTATTGAGGGTCAATACCAAGCCAGTAAAAGTGAATTGATTGATGCCAGCGCCAATGCCAAGGTTGTTGATATCGACAACCTCAAGACCGTTGTTGTATCCATTGAAAACTGAGTTGACGCCATCGACTGAATTGACATAGATGCCGCGAGAGTACCCGTTTGCGCTGCTGACAATTGCACGGTAGCCGCCTATTTTTCTTGGGCGACCGCGTTGGAAACGAACCCAACGAGCGTCCGTGTAAAAGTTCATGTCAAAAATAGTGCCGTCCCGTTGGACGCCGGGAAGCGTGTCAATGGTGAAGACCTTCTTGACCATCAGTAAGTCCCGCCAGCAACACCACCTGTGAAGTTACCAATCCCAACAATTGCCAGACCAGAAGCAGAAACTGTTGACCGCAGCACACCAAGAATGGAAATATTAAATTCACCCGAAGCGGCGCGGTAAATGCCTGTTGTTGCCTCTGATGAAAAATTCAAAGACGGTGAGCCAACTGATCCATTTTGTAAACTTATAGTTGACGACCCAGCAAGAATTGTGTTGGCGTTGTACAGGTTCACAGAATCGCAAACCAAGGTGGCTTGACTGCCTGCGGTCAAAATAGCAGTGCCGCCAGAACCCGTTGTAATTGTGACGGTGTAAGCACCTGATGTCTCGTTGAGAATGTAGTAAACCTGAACTGTTGACGGGACAACAATCGTGACGTTGCCTGTCAAAGTCCCTGTGTATTTTTGAATCACGTTTGAGGCTTCAGAAGCCGTCAAGGTGTAAGAGCCAGACGTCACAGCTTTACTCAACTGAGTAAAAGCAAATTGCGTATTCCGACCCAAGCCAACTGTGTAGAACTGAGTTCCGCTACAAACAATGATGCAGGAGTCCGCAGGCTGCAAAACAATTGACCCAGAACCATTGACCAAGTCACCGCTGGTTCCAGTAACAGTCAAACTACCTGTTCCGCTATTTCGCAAGAACATAAACCAATTGTCACCAAGCGTAGACGCAAGGGTCAGAGTCAGGGTTCCAGCGCCACCAGTCCACACATAGGTGCTAGAGCGGTCTGTTGTCAGCGCTGTGTAGTTAGAGGAAAACGTCGTGACTGGCTGGCTTTGATTGAGCGTCTGACCAATTGCCAGCAAACCGTATCCAGCAAGGGTGGCGGCGTCTGCACCAGATGATCCAATACCAAAGGCGATGATGCCCCACGTCCCTGCGGTCGTTGCGTTGGTAGTGATGTAGATGTACTGCGCTTGACCAGCGGCCACCGTCACAATGGTGTTTGCGCCCGTATAGTCTTTGACTGTTACAGAAACAGAGCCGACGTTGCGGATTAAGGCATCTTGGCCGACTGAAGCCTGATTGGCTGGCGGCATCCACAACTCATTTGCCGTAGTGGTGGTTGAGACTTCCATGACGCGGGCGGCAGCATCGTCAGCCGTGGAGCCATTGATCGGCCAAGTCAGTTGCAGGTCTGTCGTCAGGATGATGCGGCTATACGAGACATCCGTCGGCTGAACGACGTTGCCCGTGAAGGGGGAGTTGAAACTCATAATCAGGTATCCAATACAGTTGCTTGACGGTCACCAATGCGCTGGACGTCTTCAGCTTTCAAGGTTTGGATGATGAGGTCGTAGTTCTGCTGCCACATGGGCATCCGCTCATCGTTCTTGACATAGGGCATCGCCTGCAACAGAGAACCGTACAGCAAAGCCTGCGGGGCGTAGGTGGTGAACCAGTTGGTCTGGTTGGAGGAATCAAGGGGCTGGAGCCGCTCGTAGTACAGAACCTCAAACTCGTAAGCCGCTGCGGGCGAAGGAGCCACCAGCCAGTGGGTGTAGTCGTAGTCCCCAAAATACGCAGGAACGCCAGTTGTGGTGGCGTCAGGGGTGTACTCGCGCAGATACTCGTACTTGCGAAGCAGAACAGGGGTCTTCTCTCCGTCAGAGGTGACATTAAATGACACCGTCTTATGCCAGCGGGCAGGCTTGTCGATGATGGGTTGACCAATCACCATGTTTGAAGTCTGAACCGTCAGGTTACCCAAAAACTTGATCTGGCTGGCAATGATCTGCTCGGCCAGCATAATGAACAAAGGAATCTTGGCAAGCGTATCGGTGTCAGTACGGTCTAGGTAAGACTGGATGTTCTCGACCAAAGAGTCGTAAGTCATTACCGATGCGGTTGCCATGTTTACCCCACGTTTCGTTCAAAATGTGGACAATCCACCAGTGATTTAAAGTTGCCGCCCCAGCGGTTTTTGGGGTGCAAAGTTTCCCAATATGCACCCAAAGGTGCAAGGATGCCCTTGTCCCAGATTATCTGCCCATCCTTGAAGAAATTCAAGTCGATGGCACAACGCTTCAAATGGATGGAGTTCATAGTCTTAGAGCGGCCCGCCTTGACGTGCAGAGCCTGCTGTTCGGGCGTTCTGGACAACTCCCCGCCAGTGACCATAAAACCCTGCTCTGTGGCGTATTGGATGAGTTTGCAGGCATCCAGCAAGAATGCGGCCTGTTCTTGGCTAAGGCTCATTTAGCACTCCTCATTTCTATAATCTTCTCAGCCGTCCTGCCAGCAAAATATGCGCCCATCACTAGCTGTCCCCAGCCAGCAAGCAAATTAACGTACCCCTCGTTAGCGTTGTACCCAAAAGCCGACATGGTTGTAAAAATAAAATAGGCCAACAAAATAGCCAAAAGGCATATAGGGCGGATGTTCTTGGACAGCCACGAGTCGGAAGACATATCAGCCTTCCAGCGGTCGCTGATGTTGTTCTCTTGGTTTGCTTGTGCCGCCAGCAAAATTTTGAGTTCTTCTTGCTCAACGCGGGCCTTCTCAATACCCAACTCAAGCAGGCGCTCTTCGTGGTCGAACTGAAGTTGACGAAGTTTGCTGACCTCTTCAGGGCTTGGGTTGTCGGAAATCTTGACTCCAAGCGTTTGCTCAACGACTTCTTTGCCCTTTGCTTGAATCGCAGAAGACAAAAGGCCCAGACCGTTCTGAGCCAATGTACCGAGGAGTGATGCAACTATTGGAATCATTTATCTTCCTTCTTGAAGGTTGTTTTCATGCCTGCCCTATCTTCCAATATGGCAATGTGTAGGCGGTTAACCTGAATATCATCTCTGTTCTTTTGGATTTCTTTTTCCAAGTCTTGGCGTAGTTTTTCACGCGCCAGTTCGGCTCCAGTGTTTGAAGCCTGCTTGTTGTCTGATGTGACCACAAGAGAAATTTTGCTGTTGAGAATGGTGACCTCATGCGCCAAGTTTGACAGGGCGCTCATTAAGTAGACGACGCAAGAAAATAAAAGAGGAAGAAGAGCAAACGTAATCTTCTCAATGAGTTGGCCTTTTGCTTCCATGCTCTGAATCTTTTCCTCGCTCATAGTCCAAGCACTTTCTTCACAAATTCGGCGGCAACGCCGGGGCCAAGCAACACGGCAAGAATGACTACATACAAGAGGTACTCAATCCTGCTCATGCGCTTGGAACCATCGTCAAACCGCGCTTGGATACCCTCGTATCTCTGAGCGCAAATTGCTTCATGGACACTCAGTCGCTTGTCAGTTTCAGTGGCAAGTCCGTGAGTGTCATCCATTATTCAGCCGCCTTTGGCTCCTCAACTGCTGGTTGCACTTGGCTCTTGGCTTCGTTTTGCAGACCATCAATCAGTTGAAAAACTTCCTGATATGGGCGTGTACCGAGGTAACCCATCACAGCGTTAATGAGTTGAGTTGAAAGCGTAATTTTGTCCATTTTTTATCCTTGAGTGGTTGAAGTAGTTGCCGTGTCAGCAGGAACTTCTGCTGGCGCTTCAATGATAACTTCAGCAACGGCTGGAGTCACCACCCAAGACTGGGTTTCTTCATTCCAAGCAAATGGCCCACCCTCTGCTGGCATAGCCACGGGAGCATCCCACAGGCAAGTGTCTTCATTGAGCAACCAAGAGGCAAAAGGTTGGGGCGGGATAAACGCATCCCTTTGCTCGTCATAGGCGTACCCAATACCTGCGTAGTTCTTACGCAATGGTCGTCCTTCTGGGTGTTGACCACCGTGCGTGTTGTAGCTGGTCTGAACCCACCCATGACCAAAGATGCCCGAGTCGATGACATCTTGTTCAGCGACGATGACCCTAGCGACTACCCCGTTTTCTACTTGTGCAAAATGTGACATGAAAATAACTCCTTATGCCGTATATGAACCAGAACTTGTGTAGGTCAGGATGGTGTTTGACCCGCTTGTTGTGACCGTCGGGGAACCCGTGGTAGTTCCCGAATATTTGTTTGTGGGGATAGACAAGATGACTACGCCCGAACCGCCAGATTTTCCGTTGTCGCCGCCACCATTTGGGCTACCAGCACCGCCTCCTCCTCCTGTGTTTGCCGTGCCAACGGTTCCTGTTCCAGAAGAACTTCCCGCGCCGTTGCCGCCGCCTCCAGAACCGCCCGTGCTACCAGTAGTATTACCACCTCCACCTCCACCACCCGCGTAAGTTACGGATGAACCAGTAATTGATGAAGAGTAACCAGCACCGCCATTGCCACCTGTTTCAGCATCTGGAGCGTTTACACCTACTGCACTACCACCACCACCACCACCGCCAGAAGCCCTTGCGCTACCTACAGTTCCAACACCTTGACCGCCGCTATTTCCTTGCCCAGAAGTACCAGTACCCAAACTTGTATTTCCGCCAGAAGCGCCGCCGCCAGAGCCACCAGAAGCGCCAGCAACAAAAACTGAGCCACCACCACCACCACCAACAGATGCAGTTAATCCAGCAAATTGTGAATTTGAACCATTAATACCACCGTTGCCGCTACCAGAACCGCCAGAGCCACCTGCACCTCCAGCGCCAACAGTTACCGTGTAAGAAGTTCCTTTTACTAATGTTGTTGTGCTGGAAATATATCCGCCAGCACCTCCGCCAGCACTACCAGCATTGTTAATACCAGCACCACCACCACCGCCACCAGCAACAGTCAAATAACTTGCTGAGTAACTTGGAACCAGAGACCCGCTGGATGTAAATGTGTGAATAGTGTTGCCGCCAGAAGAGGTGACCGTTCCACCGCTAAATACTTGTGATCCAGCGTAAGAGATGATGACTACGCCTGAGCCGCCAGCGCCGCCTAATCCCCCATTACCAGAACCACCGCCACCAGCGCCGCCAGTGTTTGCAGTTCCAGCAGAACCATCGGCTCTTGCAGTGCCAGACCCGCCACTACCAGCACCACCTCCGCCTGCGCCACCACCGCCGCCACTACCAGCGGAACCATATCTGCCGCCACCACCGCCACCGCCGTAAGTTACAGCAGAACCTGAGATACTTGAAGAAACACCAGCGCCACCAGCGCCTGACGCTGAACCAGATGTATAGCTTCCACCCACTGCGCCAGCACCGCCACCGCCGCCTGTGTATGTATTTGTGCCGCCAGTGCTAGTAGTTCCGCCCCCGTAACCTTGATTTGCTGTACCAGAGCCAGCACTAGATGTGTTACCGCCTTGGCCCCCGCCCGAACCGCCTGTCTGTCCAGTTGTGCCAGCCGCCGCACTACCACCACAACCTCCGCCTGTTGAGGTAATTGAAGCAATTGACGAGTCGACACCGTTTGTGCCGGGCGTATTCTCAGTTGCGCCACGAGTGCCGCCAGCACCAACCGTTACGGTGTAGATTGAGTTTGCATCCAGCGTTAATGCTGCTTCAGCAGAGCCGCCACCACCAGAAGTTCCTGCGGATGTTCTAAAGCCCCCAGCACCACCACCGCCGCCTACACCTCCAGCACCAGCGCCGCCGCCAGCAACAACTAAAAAGTTTGCCGTTACAGATGACAAAGGGCTAAGTGCGCCAGAAGATGTGAACGTGTGGATAAAGTTACCGCCTGATTGGGTAACAGTTCCACCACCAAATAATTGTGTTGCGCTTGTGTAGGAGATGATTACGACACCGGAGCCGCCTGCGCCGCCATCGCCAGTGCCAGCGTTGTTACCGCCACCACCGCCACCGCCAAGATTTGCAGTTCCCGGTGACCCTGTACCACCACCATTGCCGCCACCACCAGCGCCGCCAGTGCCCGCACTAATATTCCATGCGCCCCCGCCGCCACCGCCAGAATAGGTAACGCTAGCGCCGCTGATTGTGTTTGCAGTTCCAGCGCCCCCGTTACCCGCCCCGCCCGATGATGCATTAGCGCCAACAGCACTCGCTCCGCCTCCCCCGCCGCCACCTCGATTAGTTCCAGACTCATATCCAGTGCCACCAGTATTGCCTTGGGAAGGAGAAGTAGATGGTGTATTACCTGCGCCACCAGCGCCACCGCCGTCAGCGCCCCCACCACCAGAACCGCCCGCACGGCCAGTACCTATATTTGCACCAGAACCACCGCCACCGCCAGCAGAAGAAATTGCATTGAATACAGAAGCAGTGCCGTCAGCGCCTGCCACTGACGTTGTTCCACTACCGCCAGCCCCGCCAGCGCCAACCGTAACTGTGTAAGAAAGAGTTGGGTTGAGAGACGCCGTGCCTGTCCGATAACCTCCAGCGCCCCCGCCGCCAGCGCGTGTACCGCCACCACCACCCCCACCAGCCACTACAAGGTAGGTAGCCGTGACAGCAGAACCCGAAGTCCACCCAAAGGCAGCAAGCGCGGCGGCTCCGATTTTTGAAAGGCGTGGCATCGGTTATCCCTTATGCGAACTTGGTCTGCGAGGCCAGCACAACGTATGTGGCGCTGCCTGTTTTCTGGATGACGTAGGTGTAAACGTCAGTGGAACTTGCGTTGCCTGATGTCGGTGCAGTGCCGCCCTGCCACTTTGGTGTTACCGACGTGCCGTCAATGGTCACCGCGCTGTTGTAGTAGGCCGTAGCGCCGTTGGTTACGAGGAAAGTAGCAGAGATGGACTCACCAGTCTGCATCATGGTGTTCAAACTTGTTCCGCTGGAGCCACGGAAGTTGACCGTAAAGTTGCCCGATGCGTTGCTGGTGTAGTACAGCACCGACTGGGTGGTCACATCGTAGTTGATGGTTCCGGTTGCCGCAGTTGCGGAAATGGTGTCCACCTCTGCGATGTTGGGTGTTCTGAATGCGGACTTTGCAGATGTACCTGCGGTCTGGAGCAGAGATGTTGGCGTGGTTGTACCAACCCCCGTGTTGCCGCCAAAGTAGTTGATAGCGGCAGTGTCTGCTGAGTAGACGCCGTAAAGGTTGGTCAGCGTGCCAGTAACAGAAGAAGAACCTAGAAACAACCCGTAATAGGTTGTCATTGTTCCTGTTGCTGCAACAGTTGGGCCTGTTGCATAAAAAGCAGCACCAGTTGTTACAGTAGCAGCGTTTCCAGCAGATAGACCAACGGCAAAACTAGTGCTATGAAATTGAATAGCAGTTGGACTTGAAGTAACAGGCGCACCAGACGTAGTGCCCACCACTAGGGTTGACCCTACTCCTATGTGACTGGAAGCTGTTCCGGCGTTATTGTTAGAATTTACAAGCAATCCCTGCACAAAAGAAGAAACAATTGTGCTTGGAGCAGTAGCAACATGAGATGCTGTTAATTGAATTCCATGAACTGAACTGTCAGTTCTAGTAGAAAGGTCAGTTGCTGAATATCTAGAGGCAGTAATTTGAAGACCTTGTGCCCTAACAGTAGCACCAACTCCACTTGAATCAACAGCAGAATTAGCTAGTAAAGCATACGCTGCAATTCTATTTGTTCCCCCAGCTCCAGTATTTTGTACGTTGGCCATAAAAGTGCCAGCGTATAAATTTTGGGACGATGCTCCGTTATTTCCAGAAAACGCTGTTGGCGTGTACCAGTTAATTCCACTAAAGTCAGTTGTATTTGTTGTGCCTCTATATACATACGGGTAGATGCCGTACCCTGCAACTTCCAAAGCGCCCGGAACTGTTGTGCTTGTAAAGTCTGTGGTCGTTCCGATGAGGACGTTGCCAGAACTTTTCAAGCCCGCAACCGATAGGCTTGTGCCATCAAAAGTCATGTTGGCTGAGTCGGTCAGCAATCCAGACGCGCCAGCATAAGTAACGCGACCAGAGGTTAGGCTGGAAAGCGTGATGGAGCCAGACGATGTGAGGCCAGTCAA